GAGAAACCTTCCGCTTCGTCCACTGGTAGCGGTCGGCCGGATCGAGCCACTCTTGAAACTTGTTGAAGAAATCCGCCAGTAGAATCTTCTCCCCGACGACTTCGTAGCACTCGTCCTCAATGAAGGCTTCCAGATCGTCGCGGTTGCGTTCCTCGGCGCGTTGCTTCGACGACGTGGTGATGACCGGCAGACGCAACCGCCCTTCGGCGGTTGGCAGCGTTACGTCCATGATCGTGCGAAGGAAGTAGGGAGCCTCGGTCGTCAGATGCTCCATCAGCTTCGCCTTCGGGATGTCCTCTTCCGGGAGCGGCACATTGATAGCGATGACTCGTGTGTCGCCCGGCCAGGCCGGGCACGCTTCGAGCTTGTTCGCCACGTGGATGAAGTGAAGCGTGTTGGGCTGCGAGTAGGCGTCTGTTCGCATTTTGCGAATCCAGAGTGCCGGGCTCGTCACCCAATCCTTCAGCCTGTTGTAGGCCAGCTTCGACGAAATGTTCTTCTCTTCGATGTAGGCGAGAATCGCGTTGGCTAGCTCGCCGTTGAAGTCGCTCGTGTTCGTCAGCGCGCGATCCGCCGACGCCGCCCCCTTCGTCATTAGCAGGGATATCGACTCGTGGAGGATTGACTTCCCGCTGTTCTGAACGCCGTAGAGAAAGAGATAGGGCAACGGCTGGAACGGCTCCCGAAACAGGCACGCGATCCAGCAGAGCCCGTAGTCGTAACCGGTCTTGATGTTCGACCGCTTAGCCCATTCCGAGTCTTTCAGCGAAGGCGTCAAGTCTTGGAAGCAATGCTGGATGACCCTATCCCAGTGCGGATGCTCACCGGCTCGCTCGGCCGGCGGGTAGCGGAACTGAGCGGCGTCGATGTTCCACTGGCGATCGCCGGGATACTCCGGGCCGAACGGCACGTTGACGAGCATCCAGCGAAACTCGCCGGCATGGCCGAGGATGACCTCAGCCTCATCCTTCGTCCGCCCGTGGGAACGAAGGATCGACCGAAGGTCGTCCTTCTTGTGCCGGCCCCAGAAGCCGCGATCGTTCTTATAAGACCAGCCGGCGGGATCACGATTTGGCGATTCAGCGGCACGAATGACCTTCTCGTATTCAGGAAAGTCCGCGTCTTCCCGAATCGTCGGGTCGGCCTTCACCGAGCACACCTTCTCGATGATATTGCCGCGCTTCAGACACCATCCCGCCGGCTGCCTTTGTTCAGGGTAGCCTTTGATCTGTACGACAAGGTTGCCGTCCTTCCCCGTTTTCAAGACGGCCTGGCGATCCATGTAAATCTCAGGCACTTCGATCTTCTCGCCAAGGTCGGTTACGGCGGCGACGGCATCCTTCGCTTCCTTGAACTGATAGCCGCCCTCGGATTGCTTCGCGCCACCGTGAGCCTGTGCCGCGGCCGTGAGATCGGGCTTCCTGTTGAAGTAGCAGTTTGTCCAGCCCTGGCCGTCCTGGTGCCACGTCGGCGCTTCCGGGATGCCGGGCGAGAACCGGTAGACCCGCCACGCGCCATCCGCGACCGGCCGCGCGAAACAGTTCGGCTCGGTCGGGTGCTTCCCTTGCGAGAGCGTCTGAAAGACGCCTCGGTACTTGCCAGACTCTTGCAGCTTGGCGAGGCCGCACGTGTGCGTTTGAAGCAAGTGGTAGTCTGGAATCCAGACCGAGCAGACGCCAGCGTCCGCTAGCTCGCTGATGATCTGCTTGTGGGTCTCGTCGAGCGGGACTGTGCGCCAGCCGCTTGTGAGCGCCTCGAACGGATCAGCGCTCTCCTCAGAGAGGCCGGGGATCACAACCTTCTGCCGGCGGCGCGTGACGACTTCAACGTTGTCACGCCAGTTGGCCGGCAGGTCCGAAGCGACAAGTTCTTTATCTGACGCCTTGAGCAGGGCGAGCCCCTGATTGCCGGGCGTCATCTTCCGAGCCCACAGCCACATATTGCCGCCGCAAGCGTCGATCTGAGAAGCGAAGTCGAAACCGACTTCGGACGACATCATGCCGAGCACGCATCGAGCGAGCGCGGCGTGTTCGGTGTGGTTCGCCGTGGGGATTGCGTCCAAGAGCACGTACAGATGGAGTCCGCTACCGCCGGTCGAGCGGCGAACCTGCACGTAGGGGAGCCGCTGCGCTGCCTGTCGCACCCGATCCAACTCCGCGGCCGACACGCCGACACCGGACGCATGGCCCGTGATGGCATCAAAGTCAAAACCGACAAATCGGGAACAACGTGACTTCCAGTCCCAACCGGTAGAACCGATTGCTTCAGCGTGGAGATCGAGCGGCCAGCGTATGGTCCAATCGTTAAATTCCGGCTCGCTATTCGCGTTCTTCGGAATCCTGAAACTAAACCATTCAGTCGTACCGTCCGTGTACGTATGCCGCTTGCCGTCTACGGGCTCACCCTGGCCGGCCGCGACGTTGACCTGTGTTTCCAGGTTCGGGCCGAATTCCAGGTAGGTCTTCAGCAGATCGGGGCCGTTGTGGTCCTTCAGTCGCGCCGTCAGGAAGCTCGTGATTGACTCTGTGACTCGCATGTACTACTAAAGTCATTTCAGCCGTCGTTTCTCTAGTCGATACGCAGTGATTTTCAGATTTTCTCAGTAACGCGATTCAAGTCGTGGTACGTCAATGGCTTACCGACCGTGCCTCTCTATTCTTTTTATTACTATCTTCTTTTCTTCTAAGGGCAGGATGAATTCATAAATATATAAAATAGAAATAGGGAGACCCTCGGAAATACCTCTCTGAAGTTTTCTGGTGCCCGCTAGAGTTTTGACTGCGTTTTCGACTTTAGTAGTATGTGGCCGATGAACTGCGACACGTCGAGATCGCAAACATCATCGAGCCGCACGCAGCACTGCGTCTCGTTGACGAGAACTCTGTGGAGTTTCTTGAGCTTCGAGACTCTATAGCTGAGCACGGCTGGCTGTCGGCCATACCTGTTCGACAGTCGCCAACTGTCGAGGGCAAGTACGAGATCATCGGCGGGTGGAATCGTTTTCGCGCGGCTAAGTCGGCCGGCCTGAAGACTATCCCCTGCATCGTCAAGCACGATGTTGATGATCTCGTCTACCTGGTGCTGCAACTGCAAGAGAACTCGACGCAGAAGCCAACCAGTCCGGTTCAGTACGCCAAGCGGCTGAAGCAACTGCTGGACTTGGACCCCGACATGGCGGAAGCCGACTTGGCTCGTCTTGTCAAAATGAACGTGCGGAGGATCAGAGAGTACCTCGGTTTGCTCGACCTGTTTCCAGCTATCCAGACGGCTCTCGACGGAGGGGAGATTAGTTTTGGCACGGCTGTCGTGCTGTCGCAGTTGTTCAACCATCAACTTCAACAGCAGCACTACGAAGCGGCCCGAACGATGACTCACGAAGCTTTTCGCCAGCACATACGGCTGGTGATGAAAGCTCTTCGAGAGGCGATGTGTGAGCGATCGTTGCTGCGAACAGCCGGTGACTTTAAGCCGATGGCCTACTTACGGCCGGTCAAAGCGATCAAGTCTGAACTGGATAGTTTTCAAGCTGGCCCCGAGTGTTTGGCCACGCTTGAAGCTCCCACAGCCGAGGCGATTTGGAAAGAAGCTCTTAAATGGGTGCTTCATCTGGACGCCGGGAGCATTGACGTGCAGAGGGAACACGCGCAGCGATTCCAAAGCACAAGCCTCATAGAACGCATCAAGAACCTTCAACCTCAAGAGACCAAATGAGCAACGCATTAGCGACTATCAGTCCCGATCAGCTTCCTTCGACTCAGATCGGCAACGACGAAGCCTACGTGGAATTGTCGAAGGGCGCGGACTTCCTCGGCCGCCTTCAGCTTTTCACAAAGGGAGCGGCGATCGACGAAGGCAAAATTCCGCCGGGCCACTACGGCATCCCTGAAGGCGAGAAGATCATCGACCTTGGCACGTCTATCGACATCCTTCCGCTCGCACGCCGTCCGAAGGCGTTGGACATGAGCGACAAAGAAGCCATCGTCACGACCTACGATCAGAACTCGGACGAATTCAAAGCGATCGCCGAGAAGTCGTTTGAGCAGAACTCTGGATGCCAGTACGGCACCAGTTTTCTGGTCCTCGAACGGCAATCTGGTCGTTTCTTGGAGTTGTTCTTCGGGTCGAAATCTACTCGGCCGGAAGCGAAGAACATCTTTCCATACCTGCCTCTCACTGAGGCGGACATCAAGGCCCGCGGCCTGAAGGACGTGGAACCGCACGGCCCGCTGCCGGTCACGCTGAAAGTCCGGCTTATCAAGGCCAAGTTCTCGTGGCACGTGCCGGTCGTCCAGAAGTGCTCGACCCCGTTCGAGAAGGTGCCGTCGATGGCGGCGATCGTGAAAGAGATCACGAAGTTCATCACGATCAAGAACGACGGCACGGAGAAGGTCGCGGAGCCCGCCGGCAAGAAAGCTCGGGCTCGCTAACGAAAGCCGTTTTTGTCCCCGTTATGGATGACTAAGCCGGCATAGGCGAAAGCTTCTGTCGGCTCTTTATCGCGGGTGGGCGTGGTGCTCAACCGAGCCTCATAAGCTTGGACCGATGGGTTCGACTCCCATACCCGCCACTTATGAA